TTAGAAGAAAGAGAAAATTTAGATACAGAAGATGAACATATTTTTGTTTCTCTTTTAAAACCTTATAAAAAATTACAAATTAGTGGTGTTGAAATAATGATTAGGCAAGCTGGAAGAGAGGCAGGAGTTAAAAATGTTCATCCTCATAGATTCAGAAGAACATTCGCAACAACAGCTTGGAAAAAAGGAATGTCAATAATAGATATAAAAAATCTATTGGGCCATAAGAAATTAGATACAACTCAAATTTATTTAGATGAAACAGAAGGATTAACTAAAGCAGCTTACAACAAAATTTTTTAAAAAAATAGGAGGATAAAAAATGAAGAATACATTAAACGATTTAAATAATTATCTTTTTGCGCAGATGGAAAGATTAAATGAAGAAGATTTAAGTGAGGAAAAATTAGAAACAGAAGTGAAAAGAACAAAAGCTATGGTAAGTGTAGCATCAGCAATAGTTGGAAATGCTAATCTCGCATTACAAGCTATAAAAGCGAAGGACTCCATGCAAGGGACTGATGTAAAACTTCCTGAAATGCTTGAGGGGTAGATTATGAACAAATATACAAATGAAATGATTGAATTTTTGAGAGAAGTTACTTCAGGGAAAACATATAAAGAAATAACAGAGCTTTTCAATAAAAAATTTAATTTAAATATAACTGCAGAAAAAATAAAAAGTCTCCTTAGTAGAAAGAAAATCTGTACTGGAACAAAAGGTTGCCTCTATAAAAAAGGTAAAGTTCCTTGGAATAAGGGAAAGAAGAGTTATATGGGAGCTAATAGAACTTCTTTCAAGAAAGGGCACAAGCCAAAAAATTGGAGACCTGTTGGAAGTGAAAGAGTTGATAAAGACGGGTATACTCTTATAAAAATAGCTGAACCGAGGAGTTGGTGTCTGAAGCACCGATTGATTTGGGAAGAACACCATAAAATGAAAGTCCCTTTTGGCCAAGCAATTATTTTCGGAGATGGAGATAAAACTAATTTTAGTATTGAAAACTTAATATGCGTAAGCAGAAAAGAATTGAGAGTACTCAATAAGTTTGGTTTGATAAAAAATGATGTAGAGCTAACTAAGACTGGATTAAATGTAGCTAAAATAAGGATTAAATTAGCTGAATTAAGGAGAGAGAAGAAATGAATATAATTGAATACAATTCTAAAAACATGGGAAAACAAGTTTTAGTATTGAAAAAAGATGATATAAAAACTTTAAATCACTTCACTAGTATTGCAAAATCTGGGGAACTTAAAGGTTTGATAGTTGCTGGAAAGTATGCTGGATTTACTGATACATATAGACTAGCAACAGTAAAAGACTCTCATGAAGAGTTACCAGGGTTAGATACTATCCATATATACGACATACTAGACGACTTAAAAAAGGCAACATCTATAGCAGTATTAAAGGATGGAAAAATCGCAGTTCAGATAGAAATGGAGGTGACTGAGTATGAACCTATGAAAGATATAAAAGTCCCCAATATATCAAAGGTGGTTGAAGACTTAGAGTATGAGAGTTATTCTGAGGCATATCCTGCTATTAATTTTACTGAAAATATAGTCTGGAAAATGTTAAAGACTGTAAGTGGGACAGAGTATTTTACTAGATTTTTTAACTTTGAAAATGGAAAAGTAATCGTTGAAGCTTATCCAAATGATGAATCTAAACTAGTTTTAGAATTGTTGGAGTTAGATAATACAAAAGCTAGTTTAAAAACAGCTCTAGATTTTAAATATGTAGATCTATGGTTTAAATGGATTAAGGATAGTAAATTTAATGTTGCAATAGGAAAAAATAACAGAAGTGCTATTAAATTTAGCAAGGACAACATGGATTACATAATCGTGCCACAGGTATTAAGAAGTTAAGGAGATGGTTAAATGTTTTTAATAAATGGTAGTTACTATGAATTAGTTTTAGAAGATGGAGATGTTGCTGTTCTATCAAACATTATGACTGGCGAATCTCTAACTATGAATATTAAAGAACTTTGGAATTACACAGTTTAAAGGAGGTGTTCAGTATGCTGAGAATAAATAAAAAGTCTGTTGCGACTACCACATCATCAACAGACTATCAACCAAATTTTGATTATATATTACAACAAATTATTAAAAAATGCAAATAGGAGGATATAAAAATGGTAAAAGTAGAATTTACTGGAAGTGTGGAAGAAGTTAAAAAGGAAATAAGAGAGTTCATAGAAGCTAACTGTACTGAAGTAATAAACAGTACAGAAATAGCAATGGCTAGGGCTATAGAAAAAGCTACCTCTAAAGTAGAAGAAAAGAAAGAAGTCGTTAAAAAAGTAGAGGAAGTACCTACAACAAAGCTACCTACTGCACCAGCTAAAAAAGAAGAAGCACCTGTAGCTGTAGCAACTCCTTTGCCAACTAAGACAGCGGAGTATACAGCAGATGATTTACAAAAAATAGCTGCCGCTTGGGTGGCAAAAGATGTTGAAAATAACAGAAAAGCTATGAAAGAACTGTTAGCTAAGTTTGGTGTTAAGGCTATAACTGTTCTACCTCAAGAAAGCTATGGAGCTTTTGTTCAAGAACTTAAAAATTTAGGAGTTGATATTTAATGGCACATGCACTATTAGGTCCTTCTAGTGCTGCAAGGTGGATAGCTTGTCCACCTTCTGTCAGACTCTGTGAACAATTTGAAGATGCAGAAAGTGAGTATGCAAAAGAGGGAAGTTTGGCACATGAAATAGCAGAATTAAAGGTAAGAAAATTAATAGATCCTGGTTTAACTTCTAGGAAATTTACAGCAGCTATGAAGAAACTAAAAGAAAAGGAGTTATATCAAGAAGAAATGCAAGGATACACAGATGAGTATGTAGAGTTTATACAAGAACAGATGTACAGTTACGAAACTACTCCTCATATTTCTGTGGAACAAAAAGTAGATTTCTCGCAATATGTTCCTGGTGGATTTGGGACAGCAGACTGTATCTTAATCTCTAATGATACTTTACACGTCATAGATTTTAAATATGGAAAAGGTGTTCCAGTCAGTGTTGAAAATAATGCACAGTTACTTCTGTATGCATTAGGAGCATATCTCGCTTACGAAATGATATTTCCAATAGAGCATATTAAAATGTCAATCGTACAGCCAAGATTAACTGGCATAGACACTTGGGAATGTAGTCTCGATTATTTACTAACCTTTGCTAAGAAAGCTCAAGAAAGGGCTGTAATGGCTTTAAATGGTGAGGGTGATTTTGAGTGTGGAGAACACTGTAAATTTTGTAAAGCTAAATCTATCTGTAAAGAGAGAGCTAATGCTAATTTAGAACTTGCTAAGTATGAGTTTAAAGCTGCAGACCAATTATCTTTAGAAGAAATTGGAGAAATACTGCAGAAGGCACAAGACTTAGCTAAATGGGCAGAAGATTTAAAAGAGTATGCATTAGCAGAAAGTTTAAAAGGAAATAATGTTCCTGGTTGGAAAGCTGTTAATGGCAGAGGTAGTAGAAGTTTTAAAAATACAGATGATGCTATAAAAGTACTCAAAGAAAATGGAATTGCAGAAGAACTGCTGTATGAAAGAAAGTACTTAACATTAGCACAGATGGAAAAAGTAATAGGTAAAAAAGATTTTAATAATCTAGTTGGAAATTTAATAGTTATGAGTGTAGGGAAGCCAACTCTTGTAGATGCATCAGATAAAAGAGAAGCTATAACAAACAAGATAAAGGCAGAGGATGATTTTAGTGCAGTTGATGATATTAATAATTTATAAATGAAGGAGAAGTGATATTTATGGCAAATGATACTAGAGTAATGACAGGGAAAGTAAGATTAAGTTATGTACATTTATTTAAACCTTATGCAGCAGAAAAAGGGCAAGAAGAAAAGTACAGTTGTACAATTCTAGTTCCAAAAACTGATGTACAAACTAAGGCGAAATTAGATGCAGCAATAAATGCTGCAATAGAAAAAGGAATTAGCAGTGTGTGGAATGGAGTTAAACCTCCAAAACCAACTATCCCAATATATGACGGAGATGGTATAAGACCTTCTGATGGAGAGGAATTTGGGCCTGAATGTAAAGGTCATTGGGTGTTTACAGCAAGTGCAAAAATTGATTATCAACCAGGAATTGTGGATATAAAAGCACAACCTATTCTAAATCAATCTGAGATTTATTCAGGGATATATGCAAGAGTATCAGTGAACTTTTTCCCTTATGCAGTAAGTGGTAAAAAAGGCATAGGTTGTGGATTAGGTAATGTTCAAAAGTTAATGGATGGAGAACCTTTATCAGCTGTAGGAATTAAAGCAGAAAATGAATTTGATGAAGTAGAAATAGATCCAGTTACAGGAGAACCAATTCTATAAATTTAATAGAGAGGCAGTGAAAACTGCCTTTCACTTTCAAAAAGGAGCGATTATGAGAACTTTAAATATAGATATAGAAACATTCAGCTCTGTAGACATAGGTAAGTCAGGTGCATATAAGTATGCAATGAGTGATGATTTTCAGATACTTTTATTCGCATATTCCGTTGATGGGCAAGACGTAAAAATAGTAGACCTTGCTCAAGGTGAAGCTATTCCTGAAGAAGTATTAGACCTTTTAAAAGATGACTCTTGTATTAAGTATGCATACAACGCTGTCTTTGAGTGGTGGTGTTTAAATATGGCTGGAATAGAAACTCCACTTGAACAATGGCAATGTACTATGGTACATGGGCTTTATTGTGGATATACAGCAGGATTAGCTGCTATTGGTAATGCTATGGGATTGCCGCAAGATAAGAAAAAACTTACAACAGGTAGTGCTCTAATAAGATACTTCTGTATACCTTGTAAACCCACTAAAAGTAATGGTAACAGAACTAGAAACTTGCCTCAACATGCTCCAGAAAAATGGGAGTTGTTTAAGGAATATTGCATGCAAGACGTAGTTACAGAAATGGAGATAAGTAGAAGATTAAGTGCATTTCCTGTCCCTGAAAGAGAATGGAAGCTATGGGTGTTGGATACATTTATGAATGCATACGGAGTAAAAGTTGATAGTAAGTTAGTGAATGGTGCTCTGTATATAGACGCATTATCCAGGGCTAATTTACTAGAAGAAGCAAGAGATATAACAAAGTTAGATAATCCCAATTCTACTAGTCAACTGCTTAGCTGGTTAGAAGAAGCAGGAGAAGAAGTTGAGAATTTACAAAAAGCTACAGTTGAAAAAATGGTAGATACTTTAGAAGATGGTAAAGCTAAAAGAGTTTTGGAGATAAGGCAAGAGCTTTCTAAGACATCTGTTAAAAAATATAAAGCTATGGACGAAGCTATGTGCAAAGATGGGAGAGTAAGAGGGCTGTTACAATTCTATGGAGCTAACAGAACTGGTAGATATGCTGGAAGATTAGTTCAAGTACAGAACCTGCCAAGAAATTATATAGAAACTTTAGATGTGGCTAGAGATGTTATAAAAAAAGGTGATGGTGAACTTTTAGAAATGCTTTATGGAAACATACCTGATACCCTATCACAGCTTATTAGGACAGCATTTATCCCGTCAGAAGGTAATCACTTTGTCGTGTCTGACTTTTCTGCAATAGAGGCAAGAGTAATAGCATGGCTTGCTGGTGAAGAGTGGAGAATGGAAGTATTTAAGACACATGGAAAAATCTATGAGGCCTCAGCATCTCAAATGTTTGGTGTGCCAATAAATACAATAGCAAAAGGTGAAGAAAATTATCATCTAAGAGCCAAAGGAAAAGTTGCAGAACTTGCTCTAGGATATCAAGGTAGCGTTGGAGCCTTAACTGCAATGGGTGCAGCTGATATGGGTCTGACAGATGAAGAAATGAAAGATATTGTAGACAGATGGAGAAAATCATCTAAAAGAATTGTGGAGTTGTGGTATGCATTAGAGAATGCAGCTGTGGAAGTATTAGAGACTGGAGAACCGCAAATAGTCAAATGTGTAAAGTTAGCTAAAGAGTATGACTTTATTTATGGTCAAGACTTTTTCACAATAGCTTTGCCAAGTGGAAGAAAACTTTTCTATCCAAAACCATTTTTAAAAGAAAATCAATTTGGACAAATGCAGATGCATTATATGGGTATTAACCAAACATCTAAGAAGTGGGAAGTTATTCCAACTTATGGAGGAAAATTAACAGAAAATATAGTACAAGCAATAGCCAGAGATTGCTTAACAGAAACACTTTTAAGAATAAAGAACAAAGGTTGGCCTATAGTATTTCATGTGCATGATGAAGTAATACTTGATGTTCCAACAACAGTTAAATTAGAAGAAGTTATACAAACTATGACTGAAGAAATAAGTTGGGCCAAGGGATTAATATTAAATGCTGCTGGGTTTACTGGCAGTTATTATATGAAAGATTAGGAGGAGATAATTGTGGCTGAATTTTTTGTAGATAAAAGCGGTTATAAAAGATATAAAAATTCTAAGAGATTAATGTATAACCCAGATTTATTTCCTAATCACAAAACCAAATGGAGTAAAGAAGATGAAATAGATTTGGTTGGATATAGACAGTCTATGAAATGGGAAGATATAGCTTTAATGCTTGGAAGAACTCCTGGGGTATGCATGGAAAAAATGAGAGCCATTAAAAGAAAAGGAAAATATGATATATATCTAAA